CCCTACACGACGCTCTTCCGATCTCCCGCGTTATAGGTTATGTCGTTTTCGGTGTCCCACCGCTCGACAAAAGCCTTGCCATAGAAGGACTTGCGGCCATCATACTGCGGCTGTAGTTCGAACGTGCCTAGATATTCACTCATTTCAATCACTCCTTGTGGTTTTGGTTTTTAATATACCGTATTTGTTGTCGAGCGTCAAGTATGGCGTGTCGCAGTCGGCTGAATGCCGCAGCCTTGCCGCGCCGGCAATGGAGCAACACCCACTTTTGAGGGTGCCGCCCCACCGGACCTCAGGCGAGGGCCGCCCAGCTGCCTTCAAGGTCAGCATACCCCCTTGGGTCATCCGTCACACCCAGTGGCGTGAGCTCCCCGTCGCGGTAGGCGTAGACCTCGCCGGCTGAGGTGATGAACACCCCCTCGCCCCCTTGGACGTATCCCTTGCCGCTCAATGCCTTATGCATTTTGTCCTCCATCTCTTTGTTTGGTTGATACTTATAATATACCGGATATGACGTCGTGTGTCAAGTCGGCGTGTCGCGATAATGGTTCTCAATACCAAGCCCATGAGTTACGAACCCGGTTAACAGATGAACGCGGTTAACGCTTGAACCATGTTAACAGATGAACCCACTTAATGCATTGACCTACTTAATGCATGTCATAGGTTAACGCATGTCATTGGTTAATGAATGAACACACTTAACGGATGGACCGAGTTAATGAATGCCTAATGAGAACCGTTCTCACGACACGCCAACTTGACGTCATGTGTCAAGTGATGTATGCCATAGGTATCACCCAACCAAGGAGGAAACAATGAACATCGAACTCACAGGCGAGGAAGTCGCCCACGCAATCGACGAAGCCGCGTCGCACGTCCTAGCCGCAGCAGTGGCCACCGCCAAACACTGACCGACGCCACACGCACAGCGCCCCGCACGGGGCGCTTTTTTTATGCCCGCAAAACGATAACGATTCTCAATATCACGGGGGATACACCCCCTACACAAGGGGGGGGTGCCGGAAACCGACACACACGGAGCTTCACCGCACGCCTTGCCGATTGCGCCGACGATGGCGAATGTGGCACGATGCCATCCAGAGCCATTCTTTGGGGCCTTGGACGGGCTTTCACGCAGAACCCTAGTACTTTTACCTTCCAGCGCTGAAAGGCTCTCAGATGCGCCTTTATTCGAGTCCACGCCTCCGGCAGCTGCGGCCATGGCAGGTGCGCATGGCGTTCCGAAGGCTCGTGCGACGCCGCACTTCGACTGATAGGGCGGCCATGTGGCGTGGTTGCGTCTTGGTTTCGGCGGATTTCCAACGCTTGGACTGGTGGCGGCCATGGTTGTGGGCGATACTTTCTGTGAAGGAATTGTGAACGGAGGTGTGACCTGCGTGATGGAATTGTGAAAGTCATATCAAAATTCGGCACTAAATTTTCCTGATTTCCGGCGTGTCATGGCGTGCCATGGTGTATCACGCGCGCGCATGAGAATGACCATCCCAAAACCCAATGAATGTAGGATGTAGGTGTAGGTAATAAGGGTATATAGATTTTTTTTGGGTCTTATATTTATATATATGCGCGCGCGCGCATATACGGCCATCGGGATGCGAGTGTCAAGTCGAATCGAAAAATGCAAAAAAAAAATCCCAGAACACCCGACTACATTTCCTACATCCTACATTTCGTACGGAAACCAACGATTTCCGACACGCTGTAGGAGAAGTCTCGTAGCGAGTGTGCTAGGATTGAACCTGTTGAAAACAACTATACCACAGGAGAAGACCATGCGCCACACCTTCCACAAGCCGCAAGACCCGCCCGCGCTCGACATCAAACCCTACAGGAACATTCCCAACGGCCTCGCACGCGAAGTCAACGGCCTCACCATGGCCGTCCAGACCAGCGAATACACGTTCACCGACGCACGACTCCAAACCGTCGCCATGCCCGTCATGGACGGCACCGGCAAGCCACGCTGGGACAACGCCTACTACGACGCCTTCTGGTCACTCAGAAACGGCGACCTGCGCCTCAGCGAAGACGGCGACACCATGTACGCCCGCGACACCGACTGGCTCGGCGGAGACATGCCAAACACATGGCATTCAATCAGCAGCCTAGCCGAAGAGTTCGGCTTCCCCACCGGCAGCCACGCCATCCGCAACCTCGAACCCATGTTCAAGGCCGAAATGCTCAAACTTCCGCGCATTGCACGCGGAATACTGTTTGGCCACACCGCCTTCCACCCGCAAGGCAAACACACAGTCGTGGTCGAAGAAGCCGCCGAAAACGACGTATACCTGTACGTGGACAACAGCCCATGGCTGCACGACAGCAAGAAAACCGCCAAACTCGTTGAACAGGCCAACAAGTTCATCGCCCAACTCACCGCAGACGATGCGAGCCGCGAAAACCTCCTCCGCATGTTCGCAACCCCATTCCTCGAACCGCACAAGCATCTCTTCTACGTGTTCTACGGACACGGCGGCGACGGCAAAAGCTTCCTCCTCGGACGCTTAGGCGACGAATACCCAGACAAGGCCAGCGGCATCGGCATCAAAGCCCTCAACTCGTCAAGCGTGTTCGAAAGCGGCAATGAAGCGTTGAAACTCGACGGACGCTACTGGGTATACGACGAAGAAGGCGACATGCTCACCGACAAGGACATGGGCATCATCAAACGCATCGCCACCGGCGACACCATCCACGCCCGCGGAGTAGGCCGCAACAGCGTCAACGTGCGCTCGAAGGCCACCCTCATCATCGCAAGCAACCATCCGCTCGCCACCAGCAACGGCGACGCCAACATGCGCCGCCTCGTGCCCGTCATGTTCGCCGGACGCAAGACCCCGCAGCAGATGCAGCCGCTCGCCGACTTCATCGACCAGTACGGCATGACCCCATTCATGCTCGCGAGCGCCATCCTCTGGGCCGACAAGCCGTTGGACGATGACATCCACCGCGACATCAGCTTCAACGACAGTGAACAGGAGTTGGACGAACGCGCCATGTGGATTGTCAACGAAATCTGCGAAAACGGATACGCCGACACGCGCCTCTGCCCATACGTCGGCCACGTCAGCGGCGACACGTACAAGATGCTCGGCATCGGACTGCGTAGCAAACGCATCGACGGCAAGGTATGCTCCGTCCGCACCGTCATCGACGAAGACCGTTTCGCACCATACCGTGAACGCTACGAACAGGAGCTTGAGGTAAGCCAACTTCCACTGCTCGAAGACCTGCCTGTACCAGAAATGCAGACCGACATGGAACGGCGCGTCACCGAATACGGTGAAATGGTTGACGTCAAAGCGCCCGAAGGCTTCAAACTCCACAGGGAGCCGACCGACCCGGCCAATCCGAAAGCCATCCGCAACTGGAAGAACGGCAGGCAGGAAGACATCGTGGAAATCGGCCAAGGAGACGTATACGCCGTCATCCCACAGCCCGGCCACATCATCATCGACATGGACGCGCCCAAGGACGAGCACGGCCGCCACGGATACGACATCCTCCGTCCCATGCTCGCCCCGACCCTCATGGTGCACACGCCGACCCACGGCGGCATCCACGCCTACTACAGGCTCCCGGAAGGATGGACCGGCAAGCTCAAGAACACCAACCATGCTGACGGAATCCCCGTGGATGTGAAGGTGGACGGGCGCGGCTACGTGCTCGGAGCCGGTTCCAACATCGACGGCATCGGCTTCTACCGGCTCGTAGGAGACGAACTCGACGTGCAGGAAGCACCGCTCGCACTCCTCAACTGGCTCGTCGAACATGGATACGGCGTCAAACCAATTCCGAAGCCGACCGCAGTCAACGAGAGCGCGCCGCGCAACGGAAGGCCAGACCTCACGCCAGTGCCAGAAGGACGCCGCAACGACACGCTATACCGCTGGGTTTGGGGACGCCTCCACAACCATGAGGACAACGAAACCAACATCCACGACGAACTCAGGCTCCGCGGACACGTCAGCGGGCTTGGAGACGCGGAAATCGAACGCATCTGGCAGAGCGTGAAGGAAACCGCATGAAAAACCCGCTGCAACGGTTCTGCGAGACTGCGAAACGGCATGGGGCGGACGTGACAATCCGCCCCACCGGACGCGGGCTATTATGCGACTTCGAATGCCCGAAATGCGGACGCGTCCTCGCCGCACTCGACATGACGGCAGGACGCGTCAACGTGGTCGGCCATCGGATTAGAATAGAAAGCGCGCACGGCATCGAAAAAGCCTGCGCCATCATCGAACGAACCCTAGGAAAGGAGCACGAATGCGCGACCTGTACACCACCATCGCCTACGGAATCATCGCAATCACACTGACCGCCATGCTCGTATTCGCATGGTATTCCGACTATGCGAACACGCCCGTGCATTACACGACGATACAGACCGTGGATGAGGGAGGCTACGAACACGACTGCCTCGTAGCGACCTACAAGAAGGACATGACGATTGACTGCATCCATCCAAACGATTGAAAACCAAGCCCGCACCATCCAAGAGTCGCTCGGACGGCAACTCGACGCGCTGCCAGACGATTACGACAATCCGAAAACGCTGAAAGCGCGAATGGATCTGCGCAGGGCGTATAATGCTGCTACGGACATCGTGGAACTCACGATGCGGTTAAGATTGGAAAGATTGGTATGAACTTCAAACGACACTTGAATCAGCGAATCCGACTAGTGGAAGGAATGGACCCGAATGCGACCGGTACCGGAATGGGAGGCTCTGAAGGCCAGACTGGAAGCCCAGAAGCCACGACACAGCAGGAGCCGACAATCACCCAAGCCCAGCTCGACGCCATCATCAGCCGAAAGCTCGCCAAGGAACGCGAAAAGCTCGAAGCGGCCCAGAAAGCAGCCGAAGACGCCAGAAAATTAGCCGAGGAAACCGAAGCGCGCGTCAAGGAAGCCCGCAACAAGGGAATCAGCCTTGGCCTGTTGCAGGCGAAGCGCAACGCCATCGCCGAACAGTACGGGCTGAGCACCGAACTCCTGCCGGAAGACGAAACACGACTCGACGAATTCGAAAAGCAGCTCGCCGCAAGCATCAACAGCCGCACGCGCGTCACGCCGGTGACCGTCGAACCGACCGCCAAGACGCCCGACTGGATGGGTGCAGCTCATGCGTGACGTCCGAATCCTCAGCATGGTGATACGCGATGAAAACGTTCCGGCGACCCTCTCAATCATCGACGATGATGTGGTGGTAACCACGCCAACGGAGTTGGACGAAAGCGAGAAGGACAAGCTGGTAAAACGTTTTGCCGAGCGCATATTGCAGCTGGGACTCGCAATGCACGACTGGAAGGAAAAAGATTGACCGACGAACTGAAGCCGCTCGCCACCGTCGAAGACACCGAAGCATACCTACGTCACAAAGTGCCCGTCAACCTCGTGGACTATGAGGAACGCAAACGCGGAGCCGCATCCAACGTGCTCCGCATGATGTACCGCAACCAAGGCGATGACTTGGACAAACAAGTCAACGAAGACCCGCTCACCCACCAAATGGTCGCCGACATCATCGGAGTCAGCGTCGCGCAGGACGTAAGCCGCAAGGAATCCATGTCCGACAGCGACACCGATTTGAGCGCGTTCAAAACGTTCACGCAGACGGCGGGCGGCTACAGTTTCACCGGCGAATGGCGAGGCAACACGGACGATGTGTTCTTCACCAACAACCAGCTCAAACAGCTGGGCGTCGGGCGCGCCACCATAGCGAGGTTCCAACTCTAATGCACTACGGACTCAAAACCCACGAAATCACCGTCACCACCGGTGAAAGCGAATACACGCTCAACGCGCTCGTAACCGCGAACACTACAAGCGAAGACACCGGCACCTACGACAACATGACCGAAGTGAACTCGCTCACCATCCACGTCAACACACCGGACACGCCCCCGGAAATCGTCGGCGGAGAACTCGAATACCACGGAAACCCCTACCGCGTCACCTCCATCAAACCGCCCATCGACCCCGAAAACAGGGTCATGTTCAACCCGTTCAAATGGAGCTTCAACGCGAAGCAGGTGCAATACTAATGGCAAGACTAAAAGGCGCGAAAATCATGGTCGCCGCACCGAACGCGGCAACCAACCTCGTACTACAGTCGGCAGGATTCCAACAGGAATCCCGCCGCGTAGCATCGCAAATCATGCCACAATTGCGAATGGACTCATACAGGGACAAACCGCCAATCATGACCACATACCGCACGCTCAGTGCATTCAACGGAACGCATCGAGCCGGAACGGAAATCAAATACCATAAGACGCCGCATTCAGGCGACACGCTGAAAGGATTCGGATTGTGAGCAAAGACAATGAAATCGTCGAAGACATCATCAACGGACTGTCCCAACGGCTCAACATGCGCGTATACGACAAGTATCCGACCGTGAAAAACCCCAGCCAGTATCCGCTCATCATCGTCACCCGCCAGAACGCGTCCGACATCACACCATACATCCGCCACTTGGACGTGGCAATCACCGTAGTCACACGCGAACTCACCGGCGAAAACGACAACACGCTCAGCGCCGAAATCGGCGACGCACTGACCGACTGGTATAATCAAAGCCTCTGGGACATCATGGGCGCACCACTGCTCAACACCACCGACGCCCAGCCGGTCAAAGACGGACGAATATCCACCGTCTACAACTACCAGATGGAGTATCTGAGTTGAAGAGCACACAGGAGTCGGTCGAAGACCTCATGGAAATACTTTCACCGACAGCCAAAGACATCATCACCGACGAACAGGTGCGACAAGCCCAAGTCGCCGCCAGCCGCGGCGACAAGCACATGGCCGGCAAAGTCTTGGGAGACATCTGGAATCAGGTCGCGGAAAAATCCGCAGGATTGGGGCTAGAACGACTCGACTCCGACAGCTTCGGCAAGAAAATCGGATGGCTCCTAAGCCAGCAGCATTCCGAAAAAACAGTCAGGGACTTCCTCGCGAAATACAAGCGCGAACTGGCCGTACAGCCAATGCAGGAGGCGACCGCAAACCTGTTCGCCATCGACTCGACAACGGAAGTCGTACGCGAATCCGTAGGTGAAACATGCTCATGGTGCCTCGAACGGTGCGGCATCTGGCATCCCTACGACGCCAACCACTACGGCGTCTGGGTAAGACACGCCGGATGCGACTGCAAAATCTACGTAAGGAACAGCCTCACATGACGCCAACCATCAACAACACCGACCAGCAATACCATGAAAGCCCAACGCGACACGCCATCATGAAAGCCGAAATGGTACGATGGTATCGAGAACAACGACGCCAAATGGCAGAGCAGTTAAGGAGGATTTATGGCAGGGAAAACTGAAGAAGCCCTCTCAAGCCGCATGGAACAAGTCAACGGACTCATCGACAAAGCCTACTCAGACATGAAAGAGTACGCGCGAAAAGCCGAAACAAACGACGATGACCGCGAATACAACATAAGCATGGCAACCAACGCGCAGAGAAACTACGTCAGCTTCATGAACCTGCTCATGACCATGACCAAAAACTTCGACGAAGCGGTGAAAGTCGATTCGCACAAAAGCAAGACCACAGCCGCCAAAACACCCAAGACCACCTTGCAGAAACTCGTAGCGAAGGAAGCGAAACGCGCATGACACTCACCATCGTGGACGAACAGACCATCTCATTCCCATGGATAGAACTCGTCAAAAACGCATACTCCATGCGAGTGCGAGTCAGCAACTTCAGTGCGGTCGGCAAACGCAGCTTCACCCGCATACTCGCCAAAGCCATCGGCGGCGTCAACTCCTACTTCCTCATGCAGGACGGAGACCCGCTCAGCGCCGACTACCTTCCAACGGCAGACCTGCCATTGGAGAAAGTCGCGGCAGTAGGCTTGGACGGGCGATGCTATGACGAAAACGCCGAGGAAATCAACGAAAACCTCCGATGCCTCACCCTCAGCCACGCGCCAGTCACCGACCAAGCAGTACTATTGGCACAGCGCGCCATGGCCATCGAAGGCCTCATCTCCCAAAACCTCGAACACCTCATGCTGCCCGAGCCAGTCGTGGTAGGCACATCACCAGACGTGGTAATCAAAGCCGACCCGAACAAGAACCCAGCCAACTGGACGAAATTCGACGCCAACGATGACCACGACACCATCGTTCGCCCGGAAGTCAAAAGACTCAGCCAATGGGACAACGGACAGCTCAAAACCCTCCTGCAAAACACGGCATTGAGCTTCCAAATGGAAACCGGACTCCCCCCGCAGGACGCGCAGCTTCTCGACACGCTCGGAGCGTCAACCCAATCATTGGTGTCAAACCGTGAAAGCTTCGTAAGCCGCACCTACATCATCAAACAGGATTTGAACGCGGTGTTCGAACCATTGGGCATCACATTGGATTACGAGCTCACGTTCCCGCAGACCGCGCAGGACATCGCATCCATCGGCGACGCCTACGGAAAGGGCGCAAACGCCGACATCCTCAAGAAATATCAGGTGGTGTGACATGCTGGTGAAGAACCCAAACTGGAGGGCTAACGTACGCCCAACATCCGACGTGGCAATCATGGCCGCGGAATACGTGAACTGGGGCCGCGGAAACGCAATCCTCCCATTCCAAGTCGAATTCCTCAACAACGCCTTCCAACGCAAGAAGGACGGCACTTGGAAATACAAGCGCGTCGCATTGAACATGCCGCGACAGAACGGCAAGACCAAAATCCTCACCGCACCAATCCTCTACTACCTGTTCGTACTCGGCCTGAACGTGCTCGTCACCGCGCACGAGCAGATAGCCGCCAACAAAATCATGGAGGATTTGAAAGACGCCATCGACTCGAATTCAGAACTGAAGGCCGAAGTCACGCATTTCAGCACCACCATGGGCCGCGAGCGCCTACAGTTGAGGAATGGCGCGTTCGTCCGGTTCCGCTCCCGCAAGAGCGCTTCCGCGGGCATGGGCGGCACGTTCGATTTGGTTGTCTTCGACGAGGCGCAGGAGCTACGCTCAGAATACGAGGCGATGATTTCCAAGACCCTGAAGACGCGCCGCATGGCGATGATAATCTACACGGGCACCCCGTTCCTCCCATCGTCCATCGGAGACACGTTCAACGTGTTCCTCGACAACGCAGAAAACGACGATATGGCGTATGCGGTGCGTTATGGCATCGATGACGAGACCGCGGACATCGAGGATGAGCAGTTGTGGGCGCTCACCAACCCGCTCTACCCGGACGTGATTCCACGCGAAGCGTTCCTCACCGACGTGGCGATAGCCAAACAGGGTGGCGCGGACGGCCTCATCGACTTCCGCATTCAAGACTTGGGCCTGTGGTGGGCGGACAGCATTCCGCCAGCAATCCCAATGGACTTGTGGGACAGCGCATATTCCGACCTCCAACATGACCGCGATACGCTCGTCTACGCGCTCACCTTCGACCCGGCAACCAGCACGCTCGCCCTGTCCGTGGCTGCGAGCACCGAAGAGGTGACGGTCGGCTCGCAGCATTACGACAAGTGGGCGTACATCATCGGCGAAATCGTGGACGAGCGCCCCACCACCGAATCATGGCAGTGGGTCGTGGACGAATTGAAGACACGCCCACGCAAGACCACGCTCATCTTGGACGCTGGCGGCTTGAACAATCCGATAAGGGACATGCTTCCGCGCGGATTGAACGTGGTCCAGCTGACCGGCACCGAATTCCTCGCATCCCAGCAGGGATTCCTCGACCTGTTGAACGAGGGACGGTTCAAGCATACGAACAATCCGCAACTGACCGCAGAAGTGCAGAACGCGCAGAAGCTCAAATCCGGTTCGGATGACCAGTGGAAGTTCGCTCCGATACGCAAGACCGAAACCACGGCTGGACTGAAGGGAGTGTCCATCGCCGCATGGTATCGCGGCGTCAACCGTCCGAAGGAACGTCAGGTCAGGGAGGTGATAGCGTAATGGGCAAGGATACCGGACTCTACCGCCGCAACCGCACCATCCTGCGCGAACGCACCAAACGTACTGGAGCGCCATGCTATTATTGCGGCGAACCGTTCTACTGGGGTCGTAACACTGCGCATCCTCTGGCGTTCACCGCAGACCATGTGATACCGCGCGCCGCCGGTGGAAGCGACAGGATGGACAATCTCGTTCCAGCGCACATGCAGTGCAACCGCGCCAAGTCGGACCATATAGCAAGTCCGGCGACACGCCGAACGCGAACTGCGACGAGAAGGTGGTAGAATAAGAACTGTTGCGCAGCAATGTGCAGCTCCTCTCTTGTGATTCTGGTTTGCACAGCACCCCGTTTGACGAAAGTCAGACGGGGTGTTATGCTATGTATTGGAGATGGTCGGCAGACATTCGAAGCTTCGTTATCATGCCAAGCCCGACCGTCTCCTCTTCAAAAGGTACGGACTTGAACCGCCCGGCACAGTCGTTAAACAATGCATGGGCATACCCACTGGGCGACCGTGGGGTTGAGGCGCACACAGCCGGAAACAATCGTGGTAGAGGCCAAGTCGGGGCCGCAATGCAGAAGGCCGACACCATCAACCACGAAAGGCAGTCATGTCCCTAGCGACAATCGAACTGAAGCCCGGCTTCGTAGACCGCAAGCTGATTTCCGAACAGCCCGCAGCCGGAGCCATCGCAAAGATTTCCAACAGCACCCCAATCGACCTCATCGGCACTCAGATGCAGACCATCGACTTCTCCGGCGAAATGGGCATCTTCGGCGAAGGAGCCACCGGCGAAACCGAAGCCGAAAAGAAGAAGTCTTCCAACGACGCCACCAACGGAGTCGTGACCATCAACCCAATCACCTTCTACATCTCCTACCGTTTCCCGAAGAAGTTCCTCCAACTGTTCGGCGTTGACGGCGCATACAATCCGACCGACGCCACCTTCCGCGCCGGCTCCCCGCAGACCATGCTCCAAAGCATCCTCGCACAGCCGTATCAGGCTGGTATTCTCGACCAGTACCGCACGTACGTGAACCGTGCAATCAGCCGCGCACTCGACTTCGCCCCAATCTTCGGCATCAACCCGGCCACCAAGGCCGCTTCCACCGTCGCACGCACCAACGGATACGTGCTCGAACATGCCGGCGACATCAACTACACTCCGGGCACCGGAGTGGAAGCAGCCACCGCGTTCAAGCAGGCCGTGCGACAGGTCGCCGCACAGGGCGACGCTTCAGCGCAGGGCGTCACCACCTCCGCCTACTTGGCCTCCATCGGCGACGGCCTCACCACCATCGGTACGCCAACCCAGTATGCGTCCGACGTTCCGCTCATTGGCAACATGGTCAACCTCGGCGGCGTCACCCTCGCAGCCTCTAACACCGTGTCCGACACCGCCGCGGCCACCGGCTCCGGCCAGCTGGAGGACAAGGTGCTCGATGCGGTCATCGGCGACTTCGCCAACCGTTTCGTCTGGGGCGCAATCCCACTGTCCGGCATCGAAGTGTTCGACTCCGGCAATCCGGACAATTCCACCGAAGGCGACTTGGGCGCTGTCAACAAGGTGATGCTCCGCACCGAAGTCGCAATCGGCTGGGGCTTCATCGGCGGAACCAGCAAGTTCTACGCCATCACCCACGCCACCGAGTGACCTCACCCGCATATGAGGGAGGCGACAATGCCGCCCTCCCCACCGATAGAACGTTAAACTACGAAAGGAAATGAGATGGGCGCAAAGCAGTCTTCCGCAAACGTGACATTCTCGAAGCCGGGTACCAGTGCCAACAAGTCCGGCTATATTTGGGTCGCCCCATTGGGCACCACCGTCCCCACCGACGCCACCGCCGAACTGGATGCGGCGTTCGTCGGCCTCGGCTACCTGTCCGAAGACGGCCTGACTGAACCGGCATCCCTCACCGCAGGCGATGACATCGTTGCCGCGGGCGGCGATACCGTCGCACAGGCCGACCCGACGTTCTCCAAGACGTGGACCGGCACGTGCATCGAAGCGTTGAACGAAGACCTCCTCAAGGTCTCCTACGGTTCCGCCAACGTGACCGTCACCGACGCCACCGATGGCAAGGATGGCGTTATCACCGTCAAGGAGCAGGCCGGAGACCTTGAACATCATATCATCGTCATCGACGAAATGCTGAAGGGTGGCCGAAAGCGTCGCAACGTGATGCCTGACGCGACGTTCCTCATCACCGGCGATATCAGCCACGTGCATACCGCTCTGGTGAACTTCGAGTTCACCATCAACGCTTATCCGACCGCCGACAAGCCCGCACAGACCCAGTACATCACCATCCCAAAAGCGTAGACTCTCCAAATCCGAGCCTTACGGTCACCGTCCGTGACACGACCGTACCGTCAGGCGGCATCATGTGGCTCATCGGCGACTGGGGTCAGAAAGACCCTTGGACCAGAGCTTCTGGCGTGCAGATGGTTAGGGGTGAGGATGGCTTGTACACCGGCGTCCTCACCCTGCCGAAAGGCACAAAGTTCGACCTGAAGATTCTGAAGAATCCTACGGCTGGTCAGCTAATCTGGAGCGCGACACGGTATACTAGCGTTCTGAACTCGGATGGTGTCTACGATTTTGGAGAGTTTACCGACAATCTTGTTCCGAACGGCAACTTCGAAGAAGGTGACGTGAAATGGACTCCAACGGGTCTTATCTGCAAGAACAGTGCTGCGCACGGTGGGCAGAACGTGCTGGTATTATCAAATGATGGTAGCAGCGCGTCTTCTGACACGTTCGTTATTCCACCGAATCAAGTTTTCGCATGCTCATTCTACTTCCTCTCTTGGGTTAACCCGAGAGGTTCGCGCATCATAGTGAAGAACGTCGATACGCAATCCGTCCTGTTTGAATACTCGAACATGGGTGAAGTCACTAGGCGTTGGGTATCGTTTTCCGGAAAGTTCAAGTCAGGAAACTCACCAGTAAGGGCACAGGTTATTTGCGAGGCGAAAAATGGTCAATTCGATGACCTTTCGCTTGTCTCACCGTGACAATCTCATAGGAACCATACCCCACATGCCAGTTTCATCTTGACCGGCATGTGGGGTATCCTTATAAATGAACACAATACAGTTCGAAAGGAAAGACCAATGGCAAAACGCAAGCCAACCATCACCATCGAAGACTTCAACGACAATTGGGGAGACGCCTACGCGAAACTCCTCCGCAACCGCAAATTCCAACAGGCCATCCACTCCGAAAAAGTCGAAGACGGCGTGGAAACCATCTGGCTCGTAGACAAGCTCATGCGCGGCGTGCTGAAGGAAAACAAGTACGAAGCGGTCATGAACGCATTCGACGATGATGTGCTCGACGCATGGGAATACCTCTCGGGAAAATTGCCAGCGCTTTTGGATTCACAGTCGAAAGACTGACCTACGCGATAAACCCCGACCAGTGGGACGGCCAAATCTTGGCCGACTTCGCAAGCCAATACGGCAGTCCCAGAAACTACACTCTCATAGAGAGAGCCAAACTCATAGGCACGTTCGGAGCGACGGCACGACTCTTGGACATCATCCAACAGTCAATACTAGCCCCATACAGCGGCAAGGGCAGGAAGCCAAAAAGCGTACTCCCCGCCAATCAGAAGAACACCAAAACGGAGGATTATGAACTCGATTCGATGAACACCGAAGACATCGACAAGGCGTTGGGTCTTCACCGAAAGGAATAGCAGATGGCAAAGGGCAGCATCGCAACCGCATGGATACAGGTACTCCCATCATTGGAAGGCCTGCAATCCGCATTGGTAAAAGCCAGCAAGGGCGCGGTGCTCACCCCCACCGTCCAACCGAAAATATCAGGGTCGGCAAGCCGCATGTTCAAAAACAGCGGCACCGGCCTGTCATCCATCTTCTCCGGCTCGTTCGCCAAAAACCTCAACCTGCAAGGCGGCGTGAAAGGTGCGCTCAGCGGCGTGCTCGCATCCTTCACCACAGGCGGACAGCGTTCCGCCAACGCCTTCGGCAACAGTTTCAGCAACCTCAACATCGGCAAATACCTGAACACGGCGGCAGTTGTCGCCGGAGTCGTATCAGTCTCCCACGCCGTCAAGAACGTGACCTCCAACGTCATCGAGCTCGGCAACCAGTGGGGTCAGACCACCGCCATGCTGAAGAACGCGGTAGGCACCACCGGAGACTATAAAAGCTCGCTCGAAACATCACTGGAGTATGCGAACAAGGTTGGAGTCGCCACGGACGATTTCGTCCAATCCGCCTCACGCCTGCGCACGCTCGCGCCTGAAGTCGTAACCAACTACAGTGATGCGGCGAAATTCACCAAACTGCTCGACATGAACATGGTCAGCACCGGCGCATCCACTCAGGAAGCGTCCAGCGCCATGCGTCAGATTACCCAAGCATTGGGCAAGGGCATCGTGAACGGCGACGAACTGAACTCCATCATGGAGAACTCGCCGCAAATCGCGCGAATGCTCGCCAAGCATCTCAACGTTTCCGTAGGCGAACTGAAACAGTTGGGCAAGGAAGGCGAAATCAGCGGCCAAGCCCTCTACGATACGGTGCTTGAAAACGCGGACGCCATCGAAAAGCAGTTCGCCGCCATGCCCGTCACGGCAGACCGCGCATGGAACAGCATCAAGAACACGATTGGCGAAAGGTCCGCGGAAGCGGCGACCTCGGTATCGGCCAACATCGGTAAGACATTGAAAGCCATCTCCGATTCGGGCATGGTGGATACGTTCGGCGAAATGCTCGCAGGATTCGTACCATTGACGAACGCAGCTTCCACACTGGCTGTAACGTTCATCAATCAGCTGGCTCCAGCCGTCAACAAGGCGTTCAACGCGCAGCAGGTCGAACAGTTCCTCGCCCCGTTGACGAACCTTATCAGCGCGAACTCGCAGAACATCAACCTCCTAACCTCATTGGGTGACATTCTGAACACGGTAGGCGTCATCGGAACCACCGTATTCTCCCTCATGGTCGCCACGAACGACCGGTTCGCCTCGCGCATCCCGTTCATCGGTACCGCACTGGTTGGCGTGAAGAACACGCTCATCAAACTCGGCTCCAGCTTCACCAGCGCGTTCGGCGCAGCGGTGTCCGCATCGTCCACGGCAATCGACAAGCTCGCCTCCATGGCCGACGCGATGTCGAAAACATTGGCGGAATCGACGAAAGTGCAGAACGCGCTCGGCAGATTCAACGTAGCGTTCGAAGACTTGGGTTCATGCGCGTTCAGCTTCGGACAGAAAGGCGCGGAAGGCTTCGGCATCGTCGAGCAGGCCGCAGTGAACCTGTGGAACGGCGTCGGACAGGTATCCGACAACGTGAAGCTTCTCCAAAACGGTTTGAACATGATGGGTTCAGACGTGGACGCGCTTCCCGAAGCGTTTACCACCGCGTTCGAAACCCTCAGCACCGAAGTGGACGTCGCCGCACGGAAGAAGGCTCCAGCCCTCATTCAGGCGTTCAATGACATTCGTGCAGCCGTTGACACCATCGTAGTGGATTCGGACATCTACCGTACGTTGGACACTGCCGGACAGAGCGCCGACATCTACCGTGACAAGCTCGTGCAGGTGGGCCGCGAATTCAAGGAGCTTACCGGCTTCGACATTCCGAACGTGTTCCTCCCATTGGTCGGTTCTGCGGTGTCCGCGTCCGACAGCATCATGCAGACGTTCGGCAACCTGAAGGCCGGACTGTCCAACTATGCCGAAAACACGGCGCAGCAGTGGGCTCCGGTCAAGGAGATTTTCACCGAAATCTTCTCCAGCGCGTCCGCCGCAGCCAAGACGAAGATGGAAGTTCTTCGAGCCGACGTGGAATCCGGCGTGCTCACCATGGTTGAGAACGTGAAAGGCAAGGCGGCTGAATTCAAGACTGTGTTCAGTGAAATGCTGGACTCGACCGGTATCAGCAACACCATGTCCAAACTCGGGTCTGCGGTAAGCAGCGGACTCTCCTCCGTCAAGGGCGGACTCAAATCGTTCGGTTCTGAAGCGGCATCCACATTGTCCATTCCGTTCCGTGGAATTCCGGAAAAGATTTTCGGCTCGTTCAAAGGACAGAATCCGTTCACGCCGTTGACATCCGCGGCGAAGACGGTCGGTGCCGGACTTTCCGCCACGTTGGGCGGTGCGGTAACACGTCTCGTCGGACGGTTCGCACCACTGGCGTCCGCTGGAAAGGTGGCCTTCTCCGCCATTGGCTCCGCAGCGTTGAAAGTGTCTTCCGGCGCGTTGAAAGGTTTCGGCGCAGCCGTGAATGGAGTCGGCGCGGCAATCGGCAAGATTGGCGGCATCGCATCATCCTTGGGTGTGACTGGCGCATTGTTCACCGGCCTGACCACCGGATTCCAGACATTGTTCAAGCTTGACCCGAGTCAGATGGCCGGAAAGTTCGAGGAATGGCAGTCGAGTCTCGACAATGCGATGGAAGGCGTGCAGACGAAACTGCCGGCAATGGCGAGCGCGTTCGCCGCAGCCTTGCCACAGATGGTTTCCAGCGTCACCGTCGCACTGCCGGGCATCGCCAACGCTTTCGTAAGCGTAGGACAGACGCTCGGGCCGGCGTTGATGACGATTCTGCCGCAAATCACGCAGGCGTTCTCCACCATGTTCGCCCAGCTGCCCGGCTTCATCGGCACGTACGGTCAGCCGATGCTGGAAACATTCGCCACACTGTTCGCAACGATGGCGGGCCAGATTCCGTCGCTCATGACGTCGCTCGGTCAAGCGCTGGTAACAGGCATTCAGGTCGCGTTCTCCGCAATCGGAGACAATAGCGGAGCAATCGCCGGATTTATCAGCGGCTTCGGAGCATCCTTGGCTTCCGGCATCCAAACATTGGGGTCCACCGTGGTGGCCGCATTGCCGTCCATCGGCCAGAGCATCGCCACCGCATTGCCGACGCTGATTCCGGCATTGATGTCCGCCATCACCAGTGTGGTAACCTCACTGGCCGCAGCTCTGCCGGGCATCGCCGTCGCCATCATCAACCAGCTGCCGGCAATCATCGGCGGATTGGTGACCGGAATCGTCAACAGTCTTCCGACGCTGTTGAGCGCCTTCGTCAGCGTGGTGACCAGCATCGCCGCGAACTTCCCAAGCATTTTCATGGCCGTCGTACGCATGATTCCGTCGATTATCTCGAACATCGCCCGACCGTTCTCCGGATTGGGCGGTCAGATTCTCGGCTTCATCGGGAGCATTCCGAGCCGAATCATGGGATTGTTCGCCGGTGCCGGCTCGTGGCTGGTCAATTCCGGCGCGGCGTTGATGGACGGTTTCAAACAGGGTATTCTCAATGCGGTCGAAAACGTGAAGAGCGCGGTGAAGGGCGCGTTGCAGAAGGTTCGAGACTTCTTCCCGTTCTCTCCCGCTAAGGTAGGCCCGTTCTCCGGTTCAGGCTATACGTCCGTGTCTGGCGAGCATCTTATGCGCGATTTCGGCAAGGCCATCGGCGCTCAAGGCGCGTTCGTGCGCGGTCAGGTCGATGACGTGCTGAGTTCGCTGGATTTCAATCAAATCAGCCCAGCCGACTTTGGCGTGGTGTCGAAGCCGCGGCTTACCGACTATACTGGTAAGGTAGCGGCGGCACAGTCCACAGGCGGCGTCCACATCGACAATGTGGTCGCAAGCCCGTTGAGCGACGTGGAGCTGGTGGCACGCCGATTCGGATACGCATTGAACAATGAGATGATTGGAAGTGTCAGACCTTGAGCACGATAACCGTCACCGTTGGTGACATCACGCTTTACGGCGATGCCGGACACGAGTTCACATTGGTGTCCATGAGCGGTTTCGACGATTTGCCGTCAGCCAAGACCGAACAGGACGCTTGGGCTAGGGCTGACGGCAACGCCGTTCCCGGCACCACATACTATGACGGGCGCACCATCACCGTCAACGGATACTATGCGACCAGCACGGTCGAAGACACCGACGAGATGATGCGCCGTCTCCGCGGCATGGCCGGACGTCTGGTTCCCGTCACCGTGCAGAAAGGCGCGGGCGAAGCGTTATCATGCGATGCGGAACTCAGGTCGATGACCGTGGACGAATACCGGTATCGCGGCAAGGCCGGCTTCCAGATTGGACTGCTCGCACCATCCCCCTACCTGTATGGGCCGTTGTGCTCGCAGACGGTCGGCGTGCCGACGGACGGCGAAGGCATCCTCGCCCCTCTGACCGACCCGCTGACTGAAGGCGAGGTCGGCAATCCGGGACGTGTCGCCATCACCGGAAGCAGTTTCGCGCCGACGCATCTTGTCGTGAAAATCAGAGGCGGACTATCCGAAGGCGTGCGCATCCACTGCGTCGAAACCGGCGAAGCAATCGAATTCCACCGTCAAATCAATCCAGACGAGACGATGGTGTTCGATTTCGACGATGAACGAGTCCTGTTTCAGAACCAGTCGGATTTGAGCATGTTTCTCACCGAGGAGAATTGGTTCCGTCCCTACGGTGACGCGACGATACAGTTCACCCCATTGGGCGTGCAGTCGGGCGAGCCGACGATGACGGTCGAATGGAAGGAGGCTTGGCGGTGAAAATCTATCTCGCGGATTTGCTGACCGGGCGCCGCATCATCCCATTGCCGCACACTTCCGCCGAATGGGAGATGAGGCTGAACGACACCGACTCGCTCACCGTCAAAGTGCCAATCTACGCTTCGTCTGGCGACGCTCGCATCCAATATATCGCCAACGATGCGCGGCTGTTGGATTTGAGGAACACCGCCGCAATCGGCAAGACCGTCATGGTCGCCGAAGATGATGGACTAATGGTCGGCGGAGTGCTTATGCGTCGAGACTATGACGCCGACTCTGGCGTTCTCACCTTGGTTGCTTCAGGCATGTGGACGTATTTCGACCACAGGACGATTCTTCCGGCGAAGGCGATGGGGAAAAGCCTCATCAAGCCGGACGGTTCGCCGGACACCCAATACGACACGCACTACAAGGACGTCACATGGAACACGGTCGCACGCAATCTCGTCGAACAGGCGATGAGCTGGCCCCACAGCAGCGTGCCGGTCGTGTTGGAGGCAGCAGAGGTCGGCAAGTCCGAAGCGAACTATCAGGCGGTCGATTTGAATTACGTCGGCGAAGTTTTGACGAACATCACGAACTATCAGAACGGTTGCGACATCGGGTTCTTCCCAGCGCGCACGGCTGACGGGTTGGGGTATGAGTGGCATATGAAGACCGGCCACCCACTGTTGGGCGGCGAAACCCACTATTTCAGCGCGTCCGCCATACAGCCGGGCATCGCATCATTGTCCGCCACGGATGATGGCGACAAGCTCGCCTCGTTGCAATGGTTCACGTCCGGCAAATCCGATGACAGGACGCTCGTCGTATCGGCCTACACGGATGTTCTGGAAAATGCGGGAGCGCCGATTTGGGAGAGCGTGGATTCCAGCCATTCGACCGTGAAGCGGCAGAACACGCTTCAGGCGTATGCGAACGAAGCCGCAGCCGTCTACTGGCAACCGGTATCATCCACTGAGGCGAAAGTGCATCGCGGATACCTGCATTCAGTGAATCAGACGCTCGCCAACTATACGGTCGGCGATTACATTCGGTTCACGACGAAGGGCGACTGGTATTATGTGGATGGCGCGCATACGCGGCGCATCACCGGCATCAAAGCCGATGAAAGCTCGAATTGGATTACGTTCACGTTGGGAGACGTGTTCGACGGTGTGAAAGTGACGGTGGATAATGGTTGACGAGATTGTCGTGCATCAGGGAGAGTCGGCTGACGGCATCGCTCCGGTGGCCGAAGACGATGATATGGTCATCGACGTGAAGAATCCTGCTCAGGCCACCAACAAGCTCGTGTCCACATTAAACGAGTATGGTCGCCGGTTGCGCGAACTGGAAAGGCCGTCAGGTGCCCAGTTGACTCAGGCGATTCAAAAAGTGTTGGATATCAGTGAGAACATCGACCAGACGGTGACCGCATCCATCAACAGGCACTCGTATGACCGTGCGACTATCGACCAAAAGTGCAATGCGTGGAATTGGGGCGTCCTATCGCAGGGACGCGGCGGCACGAATACAACGAACGCCTATGGCAACCTGTTTTCCGTAGGCTCGTGGCGTGCCGTATGGGCATTGTCAGACGGCACGTTAGGAACAGCCCAATCATCCCGCAAGGTGAAACAGGATTTCATGATGCCGGACATCACGTTGGAGCAGATGCGTGCCGTCGATTGGACGCTCTACCGTTATATCGACGATGTGAACCAGCGCGGCGATAGTGCGAACGTGCATTTGGGTATGGTTGCCGAAGATTTGGATGACAACGGCTTGGGCTTGTTCGTCGAGTATAATGATGATTATGAGCCGTGTGGCATCAACTATCCGATGCTCGGCGTGTGGGCCATCCATGAGGCGCATTTGGCGCACGCCCGCATTGACGATTTAGAATCGCGCCTGAAGGCGCTGGAAGGAAAAGTCAACAATGACCTTACGCAATAGCCTGTTCGCAGTGTCCGGCAGGGCGTCGTTCTTGGATGCGCGACGCGACATGAGCGGCCTGTTCGTCTGCGATAAGACCACGATGATGCCGATTGCCGGCATTCTCGACCGTTCGCAGGACAATCTTGTCACCGGCAACAGCAATTCCATGAGCGTGACGGTGCATCCGTTCAACGCGGTGTTGAACCGTTATGGTGCGTTGCTTATCCAGAATGATGGAAACGTGAACGTGCCGGTGAATGCGGCTCCGTCCGCGAATTCGCGCATCGACGTCGTGTATGTGAAGCAGAACGAGACGCGCTCGCCGATGTCGGATAGTTCGGATGTTCCGGAGTTCGGCGTGGTGAAGGGTACGGCTTCCGCCGTGCCGGTCGCACCGGCTGTTCCGGTTGGCGCTTTGGCTTTGGCTCAGGTGTTGCTTCCTGCTGGCGTGTCGAACACGGCAGAGTCGGGCGTGGTTATCACGCAGACGTATATTGGTGCGGCCATGAAGGGTGACATGCTGCAAGTGCAGACTTCCGCCCAGCGCGACGCTCTAACCACGGTGCCGGAAGGCACGCTGCTGCATAATGTGGCCGATAATTGCGATTATGTCAGGAAAGGCGAAAAATGGCGTGGATGGAACATGCCTTGGAGGGATATTCACCTCGACAAGAATAGCGCGGAGATGTGGGCTTCCAATGGTACTGCGCACGTCCACGTTCAGACCGCTGACATCAACTTGACCGGTTGGGGAGCATATGTGAACGTTGCGCGTGTGAACAACAGCGCCTTCTATCCAGTCCGCCCACAAGGCATTAATGCGGGTACTTCAAATGGCTATTTCCCGACGTTTTTGGGCGTCTACTCCGATGGAGTCGTGAAAATCGGATATGCTGGCGGTCAGACTGGAAATCGTTCCATATTGTCCGTTCTCACCTACGATATCGGCTAGTCCCTCCACTCCCTGCACTGCCACCCTCCGGTAACACCGGAGTATACGGCATTTGTGTTGCCGAGCATGATGATATGACCGTCCGGCTTCACGAAATTGCACCATTCGGCGTTGACGGCACCTATGGTACCGTAGCTGACGGCGGCAGGGTTGTTTCCGTATGGCCTCCATCCGGTTGGAATGGTTTCGTTCGCCGTAGCGTGGTTCTGCTGGTTTGACCCAGTGTAATGTACGCTGCCGGACACGATAACCGTATCCCATTCGCGGGAAAGCTGCGCCTTATCGGTGGTGAATGGTATGGCGACGCCGATGGTGTCACGCGTTTTGGCCCACTTGCCGCTTGGAGTTCTGACATAATCGCAATTATCGGCTAGAATAGTGCCATATGAACACTGACATCATCGTCGCCCTAGTGACCGGACTATGCGCCATCGTGGTCGCAGCGGTCACTTGGGCGCAAAACGGACGCGGCAACCTGAGCGAAGCCTACAGGCGGCTTTCGGAAGCCCAATTGAACATGCAGCGAGAAATCGACCGGCAGGACGAGAAGCTTGCCGAGTTCATTCAGGAACGTAACGAACTCCGTTATCAGGATGATTTGAAAACCTCGTACATTCGTGCGATGGGGCATTGGCTGAACGAGCTCTGCAAAGTTCTCGACCCGGCGTTCCTGAAACAGTATCCGAAGCCAAGACTTCCCGACGCGTTGAGGAGTACAATAGAACCGTTGGAAAACGACAACAGTAAGGAGCAGAATATTGTTCACTAAGGATTTTTGGGTTGACACGTTGGAGCGTGCAATCCGCACCGCATGTCAGGCGGCATTGTCTGCCGGCGTGGTCGGTGGCGTCGGCCTGTTCGACGTGGATTGGCTGAACGTCTGCGGCATCGCCTTGGTCGCGGCCATCGCCAGTGTGCTGACGTGCGTGGCGTCGAGCGGCAAGACCGATTCAATCAGTCCGGCTTCCTTCGCAACGTCAGACAAGGCGAAGGTGACCGGCAAGCATATCGCAAGCAATGAAATGGAGGTTTCCGAATAATGAGGATTGTGGATATCAGCAATTGGAAGGCCGATTGCGACGTTTCCAAGATTGACGCCGATGGCGTCGTTGTCCAGTGCACTTGGGGTGCAGGCGAGTTAACGACTGACAATGGTCTGGTTGATTCCGTGTGGGTTGGTGCCGATGCGAAGATTCAGGCAGCAGCCGCACGCGGCCTTGCGGTCGGATACATGCACTACATTCGCGGCGTGAACGCTTCGGAGGAGGCGTATTTCTTCGCCGAAGCCACCAAGGGTTATTTGGGCAAGTATGTGCCGTGTGTTGACTGGGAGAGCGACGATAACGCCGCTTGGGGCAATCGGGCCTATCTTGACGAATTCCTCTACCAGTACATCCGGTTGACAGGCGTGAAGCCGCTCGTGTATGCGCAGCGTTCCGAAATCCCGTTCATCAAGGATATTTGCGCCAAGCATGATTGCGGCATTTGGGAGGCTTGCTATGCTTCCATGGATGCGACCGGCTGGCAGGATGCGGATTCGATTTGGTCGTATGTGGCATATCCGATGCGCCAGTACACTTCGAACGGCCATATTGGTGGCTATGCCGGTTCGCTTGACTTGAACTATTTCGCCGGCGATAATGCCGCTTGGGATAAGTATGCTGGCGTTGGTGCGAATACTCCGGCGAATCCGGCTCCGATGCCGGTGGTTGACCCGTCTCCAACCGTGATTGCAACCTCGTATGAGGTTTCGGTCGATTCGCTGAACGTGCGTACCGAACCGTCCGTGAAGGGCGAGGTTGTCGCCAATTACGTGCGCGGCCAGAAGGTTGTGTTGGATGGTTGGGGCGCTTATGCTGACGGTTTCCTGTGGGGCCGTTATATTGGCGCTTCTTCCGGCGAGCCGAGGTATGTTGCCATCGGCACCGATTCCGGCAATGACTGGTATTTGACAATGTGCCGTTAGCCTGATATAATGATGACTGTTGGAAGTTTTTTCCAACAGCCCTCCTTTGGTTTCTCCATAGCCCCCGCAATGTTCATGCGGGGGCTTTCTCTTTTAATCATCCAACAGTATGCATATCATGTCGGCCACGATTGCCATAGCCGCGTATGCGATGAAGACGCGCGTGTCCCACGCGCCGCACACCCACATGATGGCCGCGACGAATCCCAGCAGGACGATGGTGCAGACGATGAGCTTCAGGGTTTCCATCAAAACTTCTCACCCTGCGCTTCCATCTTCCTTTTCATACGCCACACCTTGTGGTCTATCATGCGCCGCAAGTCGGACGGTTTTAATCCGTAGATTTCGAACAGCAGACTGAAGCATATCTGCACGTCGGCCATTTCCTCGTACAGGTTTTCGATAAGCTCGCTGCGGGAGACCTTGTTGGTTGGGTCTTCTGGATTGTAGCGTTTGAGCTTGCTGATTGCCTGAATGAGTTCGGCGCATTCCTCCATGCAGACGGTTGTCTGCGCATCAACGCCATACCGTGCGATGCTTCGCATTTCCACGGCGTTTCCCTGCTCGGGTCTTAGATAGTATTTGGAGCTGTCACGCCAGTCCCGCTCAATCGCCACAGCGCAACCTCCAACATTTCGTGCAGTATCCGTTGAACATGTACATTTCTTTCGCAGTGAGTTTTTTCAGGCAATGCTTGCATAGCCTTGGGTCGAGGGCTGCTAGTTTTCTAATAACACTCATCTGGATACTCCATTCCTTCCTGTCTGTCTTCGTCCGTCAACGCCGAGTCGATTTCCTGCTTGCAGGTTTCGCACAGCATTTCAGGATACCATTCCTCCAATGTCATATCTCGACCGCAGTCGAGGCATTGTCTTGGCGATTTCATATCACACCTCCACCGCTGGCTGCGGAGCATGCTGATTCTGATAGTGGCCGACCATGCCGTATGGTTTCACCGCCGCATCGTTCAAGTATTCGAACGAGACCTGTCCGATTCTCATGCCGGGCGTCAGCATGATGGGGAAACTGTTCTCGTTCTTCAATTCGACTGTGATGGTTCCGATGAATCCGGCGTCGATGAATCCTGCCGTCACATGGGTGCAGAGTCCGAGTCGGCCAAGACTGCTTTTTCCGTCGAACCGTGCCATCATATTGTCTGGTAGGCTGATTTTCTCCACGGTCGCGCCTAGGACGAACTGTCCGGGCTGTAGCATGTAGTGTCCGTCGATTCTGACGGGCTTGGTGTGGATGCCGTGCAGTGTGTGGTCGCTGCCGTCCGCATAGCCGTTTTCCGCATCCATAACGTAGGTGGCGATTGTGTCCTGCAAGGTCACGTCATACGAGTTGGGGTTCAACTGTTTTTCCGTGTATGGCAGGATGAGGTCTTGATGGTCTACGCACTGTTCGATGGTGATGTCGTTCAGCATTTTTCTCCTTACTCGTCGCAAAGGCGCTGCAACAGTTCCTTGTCGCTTATCGGTTTGATTTCATACAGGTGCATTGCACATACGGATGGGTCTTTCATATCTGCTTCTGCTGGGAACCGCTCTTTGAGTTCTTGCACGGTCATGCCGGTCAGCTTGGAGAACATGCTCCACGTCCAAGGGCTGCCCTCATAGTCGCCGAACGGGGTTTCCGAGAGGATGACGGCGTTGCCTAGGTGTGTTCCTGTGAAGGCGTCGGTGAATATGAAAGCAACCGTTTCATATGGCGATAGAGATTCGCGGAGGATGAAGATTGTCTCCCCGGATTCTATCTTCCGCCATTCCTCACGGCCTACTTTTATCCGCGTCACATTGCGGTTATCGCCGGCCATTCTTTTCTCCTTCCTGCATGAACGCCAATGCCATGGTGAGGTAGGCGATGGCGTCCAGATACGAGTCTTCCTTAGTGTGGTCGTGTTTGATGCGTTCGATTTTCAGTTCGGCCATCATGATGGCGACGTCCGCTTCCGCATCGTCGCAGCCGAACCATCGTTTGGAAATGTTCTGGAACATGATGCGCGGATTGCCGTATTCTTCGGCCTTCTCACCGTTGAGCATGTCGTTCACACGGACGAGGTTGTCGGCGATGCGCGTGTAGATGCCGCTTTTCGTGGGCTGCGGCTGGTGTACTGCGATTCCAGCCGCACTGGCCGTCCTGTCGGCCAGCCGGTGCAGTCCGTCCGCGATTTGCGGGAGCGCCTTGTTGACGTCTTCCATCACCCTGTCATAGTTGCCGTTCGTTTTTGATGATGTCATCTAGGGTTTTCCTTCCTTCTATCACGTCCATGACCTTGCGGTTCCACGGCGTGTCCGGCACGAGTATGCGCTGCCGTCCCTGATAGGGGCTGCCGCGTCGCACCAGTCTTCTGTTGGCCTGCTCCCAGTCGGCGTATGTCCATGGGAGGTCGAGCCATATCTGGTCTTTTATGAGATGCTGCAATCCATCGACGCCGGTGCCCATGGACTGCGGGTTGGCGACTATGAGCCGGTACTTTCCGCGTTCTTGAGCGGTCATGGCGAGGAATGTTTTCGCGTCGGTGCATGGCGTCCAAGTTTGGTAGATTTCGTCTCTTACCGCTTTGAACCGCGTCCATACGAGCAGTGGTGTGTGGTCTTCGCGTCTCTTGGCTTCACTGTATACTGTTTCGAGTTTGGACACGCCGAACCAGTATGATTCTCCACGGTCTTCGGTCTTGTAGGCGAATCCGTCATCGAGTTGTGCGAGTTTGACGGCGGCTGCGCTCGCACTGGTGGCGTACACGTCTTCGGCCAACTGGTGTGTGTTCGCCCACTGTTCGAGCGCCATATCCTCCTGTTCGGGTTTCGGACTGGGTAGCCATTCCACGGTTGGCAGCTGGTTGCCGCCGCGTCGAATATCCAGTACGAGCTTCTGCAATTGTCGGCATGCTTCCTCGACCATTGGCTTGGAGTACGTGTATTTGACCACTGTACGCCCTTGCACGTTCATCGTGGATGGTTTACCGTATCGCATCCTGAAAGCCCCTAGAGTGCGCCAAGAATCGCCTAACATGGCCATCCTGTCATTGGCGTGCGGATACATGACCACGGTCTGCCCGTACAGGTCCTCCAAGTCCTTCGGTGCTGGCGTGCCCGTCAGCATCAAAACATTCTTGGCAAGGTCGCTGATACCTTTCACGACTTTGGAACGTCCGCTCCTAGGATTCTTCACCATGTGGCTTTCATCCACGATGAGGCTGAAACCGTCCGGCACTTCGCCCAGCTTAGCGGCCATATTGTAGGACACTACGAGGTAACGGTAGTCTTCCAGCCAGCCATGCTTGCGGTATTCGTCGATGGTCATAGCCTTGCCGTGTGACCATTGGCTGATTTGCGGAAGCCATGCGGTTTTCACGACGCTTGCCGGACAGATGACGAGAATATGTTCCGCATCGTCCAGCAAGTCCATGCTGCGCTTGGTCTTGCCGGTTCCGGCCTCGTCGAAGATGAAAGCCCTCACTGCTGCTCCTTTCCATGCTCGGCCTCCCATGCGGCTATGCGCTCGCGTCCTTCGGGCGTTTTACGCCAGTTACGCCAAGTCTGATAGCTGACGCCATGCTCCAGCTTGAATTTCTTCTGCCATTTGCGGCAGGCGGCTTGGGTTTCCTCTCGATGCTGTTTCCGGTATCGCACCCAATAGTCGAGCATTCTTTCATGGTTTTCGTTCACCCACTTTTTCTTCAGCTTCCGCTTGTGCGCCGCCTTTTCGGGCGTCATGTCGGCGTAGTGGGTTACCGTCTTCTTTTTTCTGGCTGGGGGCATCGGCTTGGGCTGGCGCATTTTTTTGACGTCAGCCC